TGCTGCCGGTGTTGGTCGCTAAGGGAAGTAATGTCAACGGTTTCTCGGTTTGTATTTAGTTCGTACTCAACAACATCAGCGAGGATGCGCGAATCACGATCGCGTACCGTTACGCGGATTGGGATGTCACGTGCAATGGCGACAAGGCTAATCTGCCCTGCTGTACTGCCTTCTAGGCTGTCGTCAAAATTATCGTAGAGCTTGATTCCGCCCAGTTCGTCAATAAAAACGTACCAGTTACCGCTGGTTTGGACGCTGCCTGCTGTCCAGCCCGTTGCATCAATAAAATCAAGATCCGTGCCATCAGTTGTGGCGATCTCAATTAGATCACCGTTTACTAGATAGCCTTCATCAAAATCAAAACTAAAACGATCACGATCGGCATTTACGTCCGAAGGATTGACGACCGATTCCAGTGACCCTTCCAGTGATTTACGGGTCAGCTCAATTTGGCCAATCTGTCCAAGGTAGATGCCCATCAGATTGTCACCGCAGTAAGCGCACCAGTGCCTTGGAAGCTAATCTGCGCTGAACTAACCTCGCCAACACTGGCACCAAAGCTCACACTGGTGATATAAGCGGTTAAACGTACGTCGTGGTTGGTGCTGCCTTCCACCAAGCGAAGACGCAAATCAACAGTGTCACTTTCTGACACGCTGCCGATCTTTAATACCTTTTTCAGTGCTGTTGCGGCATCGTTGCGGCCGGTGCCATCGTTGTAATACAGCAGTGTGGCGCTGCCGTTAAACTCCTGCACACCAGGCACGTAGGTGCGTTGGCTATCGCCCAAGCTGGTGGTTTCCAGCGTCTCAAGGTTGCCGGTCATAGACCAGTTAGTGACCTTGATTTGCTCGGTGCCGTCAAGCAGCAGGCGACCGTCACGTCCGGTATAGACCTTTGCCATCAGATCACCGCCACTAAGTTCACTGTAACGCTACTGCGACCGGGACGTACTGCCCTTACAGAAGGCTCGGACTCATAACGCCACTTCGCACCGGATGGTGCATCAATACTGGCTGCAGTTCCAGTCCAACCCGTACGTACAGCGTCCGGCAAATCAAAAGTGCGCAGCGTTCCAATCTGTGCGGCGTAATCGTCAAGAAATAGCTGGGCGTTTGCGTCGCTGATGTTGTCGTACCCCAAGCTGATCTTGGCGTTAGTCCGTTGGCTGCCGTACAAAATGCGCACCTCAGCGCCAGATTGCGAATTAAAACGCTTGATTGGCCAGTCGCCCGGACTGAAATCGCGGCTGGTGGGTTGCAACGTAGGAAATGCCATCACTCAAGCACCCGGAAAGCAGCTTCGTTCAGCACGTCCTTTGCAACAATGCTAGCCCCCGTACTATCGACGGGCACCTCCACAGCACTGACGTTGACCAAGCCGTCCTCGTCAATCGTGAGTTGTTCCACTTGGTACATACCGACGTTTGCCTCCAGGCTGAGAAGCGTAAACAGGCATCCGTACAACGTCGAATCGGTAACTGCATTATTTGCAATGGTGATCCGTTGTTCGCTCACGGCGCCAGTAGATGGGTTGTAAATCAAGGCGTCGTAATCACCGTTGGTGATGGTTGTGATGCTGACAAGTGTGCCAGCGTCTGTAATGCCGCCGTTATTGGTGGCGCTGTAGCTGGTGGATTCGGTGATGACACGGATGTAAGAGCCAGGTTGAATACCAAGTGCATCGGGAACAGTCTTGAAGCTGACGGTGTGCGTAACTCGCCGGCGGATGCTTAGGAGGAAGCGAGCAGTTAGCAGGGCTTGTGCGCGATTGGTGCAGAAGTCAGTGAGATCAAATGACTGCTGCGTTGTTGCGCGACTGCCTTCTGGGATATCTGCCCAATCCACCAGCGCTGACGCCTGTGTTGGCAGATCGTTTTCTACCGTGACACGCCAGCTAACCAAGGCGCGGAAGTTGGAGCGCTGCGCAGCATCAATGTATTGAACCTGCAGGCTGTCTTGGATAATGTTGCCAGCAGTAAAAATCTGATCAACCGCGATTGGACTGACGCTGATTTCGTAACTGCTGTCATACGGCAGGGCAGGCATCATGCCAAAACGACCGTTTTTGATCGTGAAATTACAAAGTTGCAGTGCCGCGTTGTCGTACAAGAAAGAGCGGAAGCTTTCACTGTCTTCCACCACGCCATCAAAGAAGATCCTGTTGGCACGCTGGAAGTTGGCTGCAATACGCAGCGAATCAATGTCAATCAGTTCTGTAGGAACAACATTGCCGACACCTTGGCTCTTGCTAGTAAGCAAGTAATACACCAAATCAGCAAATAGGTTGCTCGGCTTGTTATCGCCTTCAATCAAGCGATAAACGCTGATGCCTGTTGGCACCCATGCCCGAAGTTGACCGATGCCGCTGATCTGTCCGTTGGACTTAACGGTTAATCCAAATGTGGACATGCCGTAGTATTCGGCAAGACTTTCATTAGCCAAACATTCATTGACATAAACAATTTCGTGTTCTGGGCTGTTTTCATTTGACTTGACCAGCTCTAAGTAATGGCTGCAATCGGACACTTGTGAATTTTCTTCAAATACACGACTGGCGCCCGAGTATTCACTTTGAGCTGCAGTCGTTTGCAGTCGTGTGCCAGATACGCTAAATGCGAAAGAAACGGAGCTGTATCCCTCTTGATTTGAAAAGGCATTGCTGGTGGATCGCACCACCGTGAATGCATCGCCAACAGCCCATTCGCCTGTAGCGGAAACAACTTGATATCGAACGTTGTCCCAGCGGTACACAGATCCGGCAGCGCTTACATACTTAGGTCCGACGGTTGATCCGAGTACGCCCGGATTTGAATCGGCCAGAATCTTAATTGTGATGTACCTATCACCATTGGGCTTGTAATGCGTGAAGTCTGCACTACGCGTTTGACCGGGATAGTCCCACGCGTTGCCTAGCAAGCTTGTGTACCAAGCGTGTTTAATCAGATAAATGCTGCCCGTATTTGAGCTTTCTGCGTACTGGCTAAGACTGTCAGGTATGTTCGTTTTCGTAATTACTTCTTCTTTGTATTCAGCAGGATCAGTAAGTAATTCATCGTTGAATCGTATATCCGCGATTGCTACCTCTTCGCCGTGTGTAGTTACACGAAAGTCACCGTATGCAGCGCTTCCACCAGGGAACGAACTTGTGTAGTCGCGTCCAATTTCCGAACCGCTTTTTGCGTTAAGACGCAACACGATATTGGTATCAATGCTGTTGATCGCAATATCTGAGCCAGTGCGTGGGATAAACCGATACTCGTAATAACCTTCGTTGCGTGGGCGGATTCGGATGTAATTGAAATGATCCACGGGGGCTGAACCAGTCACGCACATTACGACAACTAAAAGCGCCCAAGGTTGTTGAGCAGCGCCGTATTCTTGGACTGGACGGACCCACAAAGAAAAGCACGATGTTCGCGCAAAGTATTTATCCATGCGCGGCGTGCTAAGCGTTACATCGTTTCTGTCGTAACGATTGAGCCGCTGCGGAGTTGGTATGGCGTTGAAATTGCACAGTCCGTTGGCCTTGTTCCAAACTTGACTACGGATGCCAATTTCAATAACTTCTGCATCGCGGCGAACAGGTCTAACACTCGCTGTGTGTAAACGACAGACGTTAAAAAATGCAGCACCGCAGTGTTTTCTGGGGTTAAACTCTTGACCCTCATAACCGCCAAGCGGTTCACGGATAGTGCGCGTTCCCGGAATACCGACTTGTGGCACACCAATGACGGAAACGCATCGAAATTCGATCTTTTGTGTTTCTCCCGCCTTCCACAGTTCAGGAGATCTTTTTTCTACTACCCATACAGATGCCCCAATTACCCAACGGCTACCTACAGCAAGTAAATCGGATGCCCGCTCACGCCAAGAATTGGCTGAATTTTTAAGATCTTTAAGATCTACTTCTGTACCTTTGAAACCACCACCGAGTGGATCATCGGGTTCCCGCTGGGCAAGTTCCTGCCAGTTCGTTCCGTTAATCTCAAATACCAGTACATCGTTTACTGCAACAGTAACAAATGTGCGTTCTGTAATTTCTGCGCCTCCATTCGTGCCGCTGTGGCTGATAAAACCCATGCGACGCGAATAAGCACGTCCCACTCCTGGCATACCGCGCTCTTCGTTATTGTCGTGTAAAACATCAGCTAACGATCCAGCAATACGTCTGCGTTTGGCTTGGATTTCTTTTCGTGTATCGACCCGATCTGGGTATTGATCTGTATTTGGCCCCTTGGTCGACGAATATGGTGCGCTGATGATTTCCCAGTTAAAGCGGTAAGCACTGCCGTTGTGGATTGGATCGGATGTACCAAAAGTTGTATTGTTTTGTGGGTTGTATGCCATTGCAAAACCCTCGCTATACTGCCCGTCTTCAGTAGGCGAGGTGAAAATTTGACGCCCTACTGTCCCGCTAGCGGGGCCATCATCCGTGCCAGCAATTCGGCGTTGTGCTGTAGGACGGTTGCTGCCTAAATACGAGGACCAATACAACGCAAAATCGCGCGCACCGAGGCTATTAAGTGCCGTTGTTCCAATACGAATACCACCCAATTCAGGCTGCTCAACGCCATATTCACCGGCTACATAGATACCTTCAAAGGCTTGGTAGCTGCCGTAGGAATACAATCGGCTCCACACCAAAGCTGGGGCAAGAATCAAACCGCCAGTCAGCGCGCCGTCGCGCCCGGTGCCGCGTTTGCCGAAGGGGATAGGAATTGGTTGACCGTATTCAGCAAGGCTGTTGACGTTATCGAAACTAGTGGTTTGGTTAAAACGGGTCGGTCCAATTTGATCGGCAAGTTTTTTGCCGCGAATTTTTGCGGGACTCTCTAACGCTGGGGCTTTTGGTGCCAGCAAAAGGCTGACGGCAGTAAGTGCCAAGCCGATTGCAACGTTAATTGCGATTGTTGTTGCGACAGACTTTGCGGATACCGCTGCAGCAGCAACTACCGGCACAACTGCAGCATAAATTTCGGGGATATTTTCGTACTCAGCCGGACGCACATAAGCTGCATCGCGTGCGTAACGGACAAATTCTTTGTATTCCTGCTCAGTACAACCAAGCGCTTCGATCAGCGCGATTTCATACGGTAAGAGCGGCGGATCGTAAAGCTTGCCACCGGTTTCCAGTCCACTGCGGAAATCAAGTGGTTTATGAATAGGATGCCACTCTGCCATTGGACTCCGAATTCCGGCGGTTTGGCGCCGAACAGAATGATGTCACCATCGTAGGCCGGCGCGCTTAGGGTGTCGCAATAGACGGTCAATTCCCGCAAAATCCCCCGTGGGCTTAATTCGTACCAGTGGTCGGCGACTTCTGGCGGATTTTTGCCTAGCGCTTTTAGCGTGTCAACAACTAGGTGGATGCAGTCGTCGCCGCCGTACTCATACTTGCGTCCGATCAGATGTTCACACACTGATTTGAGCGGTAAAAGGGATGCTTCCGACTTGCCAGCGATGGAGCCGGCGACCGGGGATGTTGGCTTGAACCGCATCCAGCACCGAATTAAGGCTGACTTGGATGCCGCTTTCGTCCCAGCCGCCACTGGAGCAAGTACCCCAATAGTTGTACCAGATGCGCTGGACAGTTCCGGTTGACGGTTCCCAAAGCACTGTTGTTACTTTCGCCACCCACAAGTTGTCCAGAGCTTCAATAATCCATGCGCGGGTCATTTCGATATTGGCAAACTGGATAGTGGCATCGAGGTTGTCACCCTGGAGTGTCGCTACTGCACCGCCGAAGCTGAACGGCAAAAACAAGTAGCCATCTATGTTTTGGTTGATGGCATAGTTTTGGAAGCGATACTGCGCGGCTTGACCGCTGGGACCGATATCAAG